CGACTACCCCCACAGGTAAGTTGTCTACAGCTAGGGAGGTGCTAAATAACGCCATTACAGACCCCTACCTGTTCAAGTTAGTTAGTTACAGAGCAGCCCTCAAGACTATCTTGGGGACATTTATGGGTCCATGGGTAACGAAAGGAAGAGCAAATGAAGGAAGGTTGCATCCATCATGGCATCAGGTTCGTGGGGAAAGTAACGGTGCGCGCACAGGCAGGCTCTCGTGCTCTGACCCTAACCTACAAAACATCCCGAATGAGTTCCCAGAAGAAGCGCCTGAGGGCTACCCGCCCCTGCCCCTTATGCGGCAGTACATCTTGCCTGAGGAAGGGGAGGTGCTTGTCTCTGCCGACTTCCACTCCCAAGAGATTCGGGTATTGGGGCACTTCGCTGAGGGAGCGATTATGCAGGTATATAATGAAGACCCCAAAGCCGATATTCACGCTGTAGCCGCAGACCTTATTACAGATACTACTGGCCTGCACGTAACCCGCAAAGAAACCAAGATTGTGGCATTCTCCATCTTGTATGGTGCGGGGGTCAAGACTATGGCGGGTAGAATGGGTATCTCCACTTCTGCCGCTGGGGAAATCAAACGAGCATACCTCAACATTCTTACGGGTGTGAAGGAGTTCATGAGAGAGGTTGAGGCTAGAGCAGCAGCTAACCTTCCAGCCAAATCGTGGGGCGGTAGATTGCTCCACAGACCTGACCCCGTAGTGGAGGCCAACGGTCACGTATGGAACAAGGACTACGTACTCCTCAACTACCTGATTCAAGGCAGTAGCGCAGATTTGACTAAGGCATCTATCGTTGCCTATGACAAGCGCAAGAAGTACGGTACATTCCTTGCTACCGTTCACGATGAAATAGTAATCAGTGTACCGCCAGAGCATCTATCTGAGGAGATAGGCCGACTATGCTTCTCAATGGATAATCACGACAACTTAGAAGTTCCCATGAGGGCTACGGTTAAATATGGCCCAAACTGGGCTAACATGAAGGATTACGAATGACTGACCTGTCCAATAGACCCACCCGTACAAGCTACTCTGCCCTGAGTACCTACGAGGCTTGCCCATTCAGCTATCTGCACTACTATCTGTTGGGGGCAAAAGATGAAGCAGGAGCAGCCGCCCAGCGGGGTAGCCGACTGCATATGGCTTGCGAGCGTTACCTGAAAGGTGAGATTCCGCAGGAGCGTCTCCCCATTGACTTCTGGAAGATTAAACCTGTGTTGCTAGCCCTCAAAGACGCAGGAGCTATTGCTGAGGAAGTATGGCTGGTAGACCGAGATTGGGTACACCAAGACTTGGAGGATGAGAATACCCTTCTCAAAGCCTTGACGGACATACACTACCTGACCGAGGACACTATCCACATTACTGACCTAAAGACAGGCAGGAACTACCCTGAGCATGAGATTCAACTCCAAATCTACGCGGTATTGGGGCTGCTCAAGTACCCCACTCACAACCGAGTCAGGGTTAGTGCCTTGTACGTAGATGATGGTGTAGAAGGGCACGTCCATGTATACCATCGCGGGATGCTTCCCCATTTGCTAGAGCATTGGCAAGAGCGCATTGACAAACTATTCAATGCTACCGAGTTTCCGCCAACCCCTAGTGCGGAAGCCTGTAAATGGTGCAAATTGAAGAAGTCCAGAGGTGGCCCATGCCCTCTCGACCTGTAGAATCCTGGATTGAGCAGCAAGTAGTTGAGTATGCTATCAAGCTAGGCATGACCACGCTAAAGCTCAATGTGTCAGGGCGCATAGGTTGGCCTGATAGGATATTCCTATTCAGAGGGCACACCTTCTTCATTGAGTTTAAGCGTGAAGGGGAAGCCCCCAGAGCCGCACAACGGTACGTACATGGTATCATTGCAGCTCAGGGGTTTGAAGTATTCGTTATTGATGACGTCAAACAAGGAAAGGAACTAATAGATGCAGAAATCAGATTACAGAGAGTTTGCCCGTGAACTAGTGCTTACTGGGGAACTCGACCCCCTGTACACTATGCTACACCGAGCAAGAGCAATAAAAGGGGATGAGTGGGTAGGTCGCTACTGTATGTATATACTCATGTTCTACGACGCCAAGACAGCCTGTATACCTTTGGGTTGGGACGAGATTGTTTCCCAGTACGACACTCTGCCTAGAGGTACTGAGCGCAGGTACTTCCGAGGGGCGGCGGGGCTGGACTCTATTCAGTCTCTTAGACGTTGCGGGAGCTTGTCAGAGGCGTTTTTCAGCCTTAGTCCAGCCCTTACCCTAGCCGACCTAAAACAACGCGCTAGGGCGCTGGAAATCGTTGGGTTCGGGGATTACTTCTTGCTAAAGTGGGCAGACCTGCTCGCCAATGTATTCTTGTTCCCGATTAGCTTCCATCAGCTACCCCGTATGCTACCTGGGCCACCGCTCAAATGCATCAAAACGTACTTCCCAGACCAGACTATTTGGGACGCTATGGAGGAGATTGTCTCATGGATAGACGACTTGGACGACCCCTTCAGTGGTACTCGTAAGTGCGGATTCAGCGAGGCAGAGACTATTGCCTGCGCTATCCCATCCTACCTGTACAAGCATCGGTACGCTATGGGCGACGACATCAAGAAGTACCGTAATGAACTAGAGAACTATCCAGAGTTGCAGGCTCTGTTGCCATGAGCAAACCGTGGGTTCCCCACCAATACCAGCTTGAGGGCGTGAAGTGGTTAGTCTCGCACCTCGGAGCTGGGCTAATTGCGGACATGGGTCTAGGCAAATCCGCCATGACCCTAGCCGCCGCTAGCACTCTAATGATGACGGGGCACGTTCGCAAGATACTTCTGATTGGTACCATTCGGTCGCTCTACACGGTATGGCCTGCCGAGATAGCTAAGTGGACAGACTTCAATGGGCTAACCTACGTCAATTGCCACGAGGATAGGGATGGGTGGAAGGGAACGTATGACATATACGCCATCAATCCTGAGTCAGCCCTACCTTTGATGAAGAACGGTTTTCTGGCGGCTCAGGGGTTTGACCTATTAGTAGTGGACGAATCTGCTATGTTCAAGAATCCTGCGTCTCAACGATTCAAGGCATTACAGAAGATTCTACATTTGTTCCCCCGTAGATGGATACTTACAGGTAGCATCTCCCCCAATGGCTTGGTCGATATTTGGTCTCAAGTATATATTGTTGACCGCGGTGAGGCTCTGGGCAAGTTCATAACTCACTTCCGCAATGCGTTCTGTATAGCAGATTGGTCTGGATTTGGCTACACCGTACCCAGTTTTGCAGCTGAGGAGATATACCGCAGAATCAAACCTCTCTGTATTAGCATGAAGAATACAGACTATCTGGATATGCCGGAACTAGTGACCAATGAAATTACGGTCATATTGCCCCCCGCAGCTATGAAGGTTTACAAAGAAATGGAGAGGGAGTTCCTCATCATACTGGAGAAGGACACCATTTACTCCCCAAATGCGGCGGTAGCTGGTATGCGTTGTAGACAAATATCGGCTGGGGGCGTTTACTACCCAGATGGTACTGTTGAAGAAATACATACCGTCAAGGCCGATGCTCTCAAGGAGATTGTGGAGAACCTTCAAGGTCAGCCCCTACTCTTGTTTTATGAGTTCAAACACGACATAACCCGCATCAGAAAGGCGCTAGGGGACATCCCTAATTTGATGGAGGCTAAGAACCCCACTCAGTTAGTGAATGACTTCAATGCGGGTAAGATTCCGGTTCTCATGAGCTACCCCATTATGGCGCTCAATCTACAGGGTTCGTGCCACAACGTATGTTGGTTCAGCCCTACTTGGGATTTAATGATGTATGACCAAGCCAATGCCCGCGTATGGAGGCAAGGTCAGGAAAGCGGCAGAGTAGTGATTCACCATATAATAGCCAAGGATACTCTTGACCATAGCGTGGTGGAGGCAATATCAGAAAAGCGCAAGATTCAGGATAAACTATTGGAGGCTATCAAGTTACAATAAAATTTTACCCCTGAACAGCGTTTCAGTTTATAATAGTATTTCGTACAAGAAAGGAAGGTATGATATGTCCATCATTAAGATTCACGGCAACAGCGGTAGTGGTAAAACCACCATTGTCCGCAACCTTATCGACATGTGTGAAGCCGATAAGTTCTTCAAGTTCGGTGACCCCAAAAAACCTGAGGCTTACGAGATTACAGTCCCAGGGATTCATGAACCCATCTATCTCATGGGTAGTTACGAGAACACCTGCGGCGGGGTAGATACCATCCCTTCTGCGGACATTCTCTTTGACCGCATACTCCACTACGCTCCCAAAGGTCACGTCATCTATGAGGGTTTGCTCCTGAGTACCTACTTCGGCAGGTTCGGGGCGCAAATGCTCGAGATGTATGGGAATGACCATCTCTGGGCGTTTCTGGATACTCCATTAGAGGTCTGTGTGGAACGGGTTATTGCTCGCCGCAAGGAGGCTGGTAACTTCAAGCCCTTTACTGAGGCCAATACCCGTGCGAGGCAAAAGCCCATACTAGCCTTGAGGGACAGGTTAATCAGGGAGTACAATGCGAACGTCATAGACTTGAACTATGACCGTGACCCGACTGACCAACTTTTGGAGTACCTAAAATGAGCATAGCCAATCTATGTAAGTTCATTGAGGCGCGGGAACTCATTCGCGTCAAAAAGGAAGCTGGCGACCCCAAGCCTTGGACTGACGACCCTATGTTTCTCAACTACCGCTTCTGTAACGTGCGGCGTGAGGACGACAAGGTCACCCGTTGGATTAAGGCAAACTGGCGCGACCCGTATGAGGGGCACCCTAATATGGCTAGGGCGATGCTTCTGGCTCGTATGGTTAACTGGCCGGATACCCTAGCTGAGATTGGCTTCCCTGAGGAATGGCACGCCCGTGAGTATATGGACAAGATAGGTGAGCGCATGCGTCGGGGGGACAAAACCTGGACAGGGGCTTACATGATTACCGCCGAGCATGACGGTACTCCCAAGCACGTATCAGTCTGTAAGACGGTAGATGCTCTCCATTACGATTTGGGCGATACCTGTCTCAGCGCGTGGGCACAACTTCAACTTCTCCCCCGCATCGGTTCGTTCATGGCGGCTCAGGTAGTGGCCGACCTCAAGCATACCCACGTATTGCGGAACGCCCCAGATACGATGACCTTCTGCGCCCCTGGGCCAGGCAGTCAACGTGGTCTCTCCCGCACTTTGGGAATACACGATACGGAATGGAGTCAACCAGAGTTTCAGGCTCAGGTTAGCCTTCTTGCCTACCCAATAACGGCTATAACAGGCCTTGTCTTAGATAACCAAGACATACAGAATTGCCTATGTGAATTCGGCAAATATGTTCGCGGTTCTTCACGGAGCAGATACAATGGATATTAACGGTTTTCATATTGAGTTGCCCATCGGGCTTCAACAGGTCTTGGATACCCCTGTACGGGACAGCTATCAAGATTTCCTCCAAAAGGACGACAGCCTTGTCCGCCGGCACTTGACCGCCCTGACCACCCTCTTGCCCAAGTACATTGGCACCCCTACTAACGTGCTTCATGTGTTCGGCGGGGTAGGGGCAACGGCTCAGGTTATTGACCAATGCGCCGAGGGGGTTCGCCATACCTTCTGGGAGCGCGACCCTGTGCTGGTAGACTACCTCAGAACCAAGTATGACGACGTTCACCAAATGAGCGACTCCTACCCATGCTTTTTAGAGGCAAACATGAACCGATTAGCCGACTATGACGCTATCATGTTCGACCCTTCGGTGGGCACTATCAAGACCC